GTCTGCAGCAGTAGAGCCAACTAAGCGTAAGATACGGTCACTACAAAAGATGATTAGCTGCTCACGATAAACTGCTAGACCTGTGATAGGCGATACAACATTAATACTACCTGCACCGTTAGCTACTGTAAAGTCTGTATCAGTAAAAGGTGCTGTAAAGATTAACTCAGTGCCAACAGCAAAGAATAGTGTACTTTTATACAGTGCTACATCTGAAGCATCTTCTACAGCATCGTTAGACGCAGATGAAGTAATATAAGTTACTGTGCTTGGCGAGCCTTTAGTGTAAATAGCAGGGAAGTTAGTACCATCTACAAAGATAATCTTTTCAGTACCACTAAAGTTGTAACGTTGGTGTTTAACTGAAGTAAAGGTTGTATCTGCTGCAGTTGCTAGAGAAGAACCCCAAGTATCAGTAGAAATTGTACCTTCGTAGTAATCACCGCCTCGTGCTACAACTACTGTATCATTATCTACGACACACAAAGCTTGCATTACGTCAGTAGTAGACACAGTAGGCTTAGCGTCTATAAGCTTTTCATACCCTAACACCTTAGAGTAACCACCGTCAAGAGAAGGCTCAAAGTTCTGCATAATAGAAGCAGAACCTACAGCTTGGATACCGTGTTGTAACGGGCTTAGGTTAGTGATTAACCCTCCGCTAAACTGTATCGGGAATGTCTGCCACTGTGTAGCCATTTATTAAGATGCCCTTGAAGTTAACTTTTTATTATGGGTTAATACAGTAGAACGTATGTATTCATATCTGTTTAGATACAAAGTACGCATAAACTTAATACCTTCTTGGAATTTATTCTGTGCAATCTGTGAAGCCTGTGCATCACCACGGAACTGATATGAATAAAACATAGCACCATCAACAATAACATGGCTAAACTGTTCAGGTATACTAGGTACGTCATTGTAATTCTCTAGTTCTACTGGGTTGCGATAATACTCATATATTATCTCATATGCTTTATCAGGCGCTGGGACAACAATATACTCTTCACTAGGAGTACGACATACGTAAGAAGGTGTGTTTCTTTTAGATGTGTCTGTATTGTATTCTTGATCTGCATAATTGTCAAGATAGTCTTTATAATCCAATACTTTTAATTTAACTGTTTCTACAGCAAGAGAAGCGTTTCTTTTAATGCGGAAAGTGTCTGTGTCTAATGTTTTAAGATCATAAGGTAAGCCATAACGAGATACACCTGCAGTAAGAATGTCTTCTTCTTCTACGTGATTCCAAGGCCACTGAAACTCTTCGTGATTAATATGTCTAACAGAAGCATTTACTGCATCTTTAGCTGAGTTATAAAACCCTGTAACAGTACTAAAGTTATCGCTAGTAAGTTCAACTTCATTTAGTCTACGGTTTACTTTATTAACTAGGTCTAAAAAGTTATATGCCATTATTTATTCCTTACACGTAGACGTACACTGCGCTCTACTGTTAGGCCTCCAGAAGTAGTGATCTTACAGTAAAACAAATACTGTACGTTCTCTGTACCTGAGCCTATGTATGCAGTGGTGATAGTGTTTGTATTAGTATTGGAGATTAACTGTATGCCATTCACAAGAGGACCAGAAGGTGTTAGCTGTGTCTTAACCCCATCAGCATCATTTACGTACCACACTACACTGCTAATAGTGTCTGTACCCAAGAAACGTGACCAATCAATACTGTAGTCAAGTGTTTCATCAGGGTCTTTGTTAGGCCATTTTAGTGACATACTGTGTTTCCTTTAAGCAGCTTCAGAGTAAGTAGTTCTATTGCGGTCATTTGCTGGTTCAATAAATACTAGACGTGCAATATTATCTACATAGGCTGTCCTGTTAATGTCGTTTTGACGTTCAATGTAAAGAAGTCTATTAACTGAATAGTTTTCTTTAATTGCTTCATAATTAAACTGTGTAGTTGTAGCAGTTACATTGTTAACTGTAGTTGTAAGTGTTAAACCAGATAGAGTAGCAACTACATTGATTACAATAGTAGGCTCATTGACAGTGCCTGTAGCTGTAGCCTGTGCTGGTACTACTGTTACACCTACACCCTCAATAATAGAGACATCATTGACTGTAGTTGTAGTTGTTACATTATCAGGTAATACAAGAGCATCAGCAGTAATAGTTACATCATTTACTGTAGAGCTTGCAGTTACACCTGTGACACCAAATACTGCACCTACACCTTCAGTGATACTTACTGTGCCAATGCTTGATGTAGCTGTAATAGATGTAGGCTCTGCTGTAGCACCACCAGTAGCTGTTACATCATTTACTGTGGTAGTAGCAGTAACACCACCGATAGACACGGTGACAATATTACGTACAATAATACCATCACCGTTGACTGTAGTTGTTGCTGTAACGTTATTCGTAGTAAGATTACAATCAGCAGTTACAACAACTGAATTAACGGTAGTATTCGCAGTGATGCTTGTAAGAGTTACATTTACTGCACCCGATCCTGGGTCACTAAACGCTGCCTCTGAATAAGCCGTTAATCCATACATATGTTACAAAGCCTTATGCTGCTTCTTCTGTAGTACCTGCTTCTAGTGATTGTTTTAGCATATTCATAAATGCATCACGTCCTACAGATAGTTGATCTAAGTTGAACCGTGCAGAGTTAATCTTCTGATCTAACGAAGTAATATGATTAATCATAACTTTCTGTTCGTCAGTCAGTTGATCCTCTGTGTATTCTTTGTCGTCGATAGTAATAACATTAGCCGTTTTTTCTTTAGCCATTGCTTTTCTCCTTTGTTAAGTTATGCTGGTTCTTCAGGCCAGTCTTCAAATAGTAAATTCGGGAAGTTAGGGTGCGAAGTTATATCCCGAAGTGCCTGACGATAGGCTACCCACTCCGCTTTCTTTTCATCGGACATTGTTACATCTGCGTTGTTAATCCAATCACAAGAATTTAGTAAAGAGTTTCTTAAAGCCCTCATTGCTGCTCTAGTAGATGTATCATCAGATTGAGAAGCAACGTGCTTTTCTATTTCTTCATCAGTCATATCTCTAAGAGGATAAACCCAAAGAGTTTCCCCATCTACTTCAAGAGGTACCTTATCCGCTTCAAAGTCTATTAATTTGTATTCTGACATTTTTACAAACCTTACTGTTTCCAGATTGCATTGGAGACCGCTCCATATAGATTACCACTAGAAGCAGAAACTCTTATAGATACAAAATCTGAAGCTGATGTTACGCCACTTGACCCTAGTGTCATAGACATCCAGCTTTGAACTGTTAAATTACTATAATACTGGTGTACCTGTCTTACTTGAATTTTAGGAGAGTACACAGAAAAGCTACTCTGAGCACCCCGCCCAGCACCTTCAATAATAATCATACCAGCAGGTCCATTTTGATTATTTAGCCACTGCAAGCCAGAATTTGTTGCTGCTGTATAATTTCCTGCTCCTGCATCACTGTAAGCATTTCCATACTGGATCATAGTAGATAAAGAGTAAGGAACAACATTGCCACTAGAGTCTACTGGAGTACATCTTATGAAAACAGTGTTATTGACTGGTTGTATATTAAGTACGTGATAGCAGCCTATTGCGCAATCAACATTGACATCAAAATAAGAAACACTTCCAAGAGCTGGGAGTGCAGTTGCCGAAGAGTCATAAAAGTTTTGAATTAGTCCATCAGTAGAACCACCAGGACCGCCAAAGTCTATTCCGCTTGATTTCATCGTGACAGTCATTACACACCTACCTTTTCTTCAAGAGCAGCTATGCGTTTCTCTTGCTCTTTAATTGTCTCAACTAATAAAGCTACGATTGCATTGTAGTTTACTGACTTTGTACCTACGGCATTTGTAGACACCGCATCGGGTAGAACCTCTTCAACCTCTTGAGCTATGACACCGTAAGATGCCTTTCCTGTGCCTTTGAAGTTATATGAGTAGCCAGAAATGCCTGACAGTTTCCCTAGTGGATCGGTAAGTAACTCAATGTTTTCTTTTAAGTTGATGTCTGATGTAGCTTCAAACTCTGTGGCTTCCATACGGCAACTTAGTCGCACTTCTGAAGCACCAGCGTCAAAGTACATATTCTGTGCGCCAAAGTAGATAACCACATCGTCGTTAGCGTCCAGTGTAATATCTGAGCCAGAACCAGTAGCCTCAATAGTAACACTTGATGCTGTGCTAATGCCTGTAGCAGCTGGAAGTCCTGTCAATCCACTGCCATCGCCGCTGAAAGATGTAGCAGAGCAAGTTCCTGTTATTGTTACCCCACCACTACTTGTAATTAGTTTTGCAGTGCCGTCGTGGTACATATAACTAGAGCCGTTACGCTGGGCATACCACATCCACTCGTTGTCTATGTCATTGTAAATGCCAGTATTAGAGCCATCAGTCATAAACACAAACTGACCACCAATGCTATATCCTTCCCAACCGCCGTGCGCACCGCCATCAATCTGGATAGAGCCAAATTCACCAGAGACAGGCTGGAAGTAGCCGTTGCCTGTGTCGCCTAGACGTACACCTGTGGAGTTGACTGTAATTTCAGATGAACCAGCTGTGGCAAGGGTAATGGTATCTGTGCCAAAGCTGATGTAAGTGTCTGCATCACCGTTGTGTACTATACTACCAGCAATATACGCATTGTTTGCATAAATGTAGTCTGTAGCACTTAATCTATTGTGCGTAACATTTGATGTCGTCAGCAATGCTTGGTTTAAATAG